CAAAGATGCCGATTATGTGCTGATTGCCGACACTGGCAGCACTGATGACACAGTATCCATTGCAAAGGGACTTGGTGCAGCAGTTCACGAAATATCAATTTCTCCATGGAGATTTGATAAGGCTCGGGATGCTGCACTTTTTTTATTGCCCAAAGACATTGATATTGTGGTTTCACTCGATCTCGATGAAATACTTGAAGATGGCTGGAGAGCTGAGATCGAGCGAGTCTGGACAACGGACACCACCAGGCTAAGATACAAATTTGATTGGTCAAATGGGATTGTTTTTTATTCAGAGAAAATATTCTCAAGGCATGGATACCAATGGCATCACCCAGTCCATGAGTACATCAGGCCCGATGGCCGTATCAATGAAGTCTATGCCAACACTGATATGCAGCTGGTCACCCACAAACCAGACAACACCAAATCCAGATCACAATATTTGCCACTCTTGGAGCTGGCGGTCAAGGAAGACCCATATTGCCCTAGAAATGCGTTTTACTATGCCAGAGAATTGACTTTTTACAGTCACTGGAATCAAGCCATTTTGGCACTTGAAAAATACTTGGCCATGCCAGAGGCCACTTGGGTCAATGATCGAGCCTATGCCATGCGTTTATTGGGGCAGTCTTATGCAGCCACAAACAACGATTCTGAGGCGATTAAATGGCACAGACTGTCCACCATTGAGCTGCCGACAGCCCGAGAGCCATGGGTCGATTTGGCCATGCACTGCTATCACAAAGCAATTTGGCAAGAGTGTTTTTATGCTGCACAAATGGCATTGGCCATCACTGACAAACAATTGGTCTACACCATGGACCCCAAAGCATGGTCAGAATTGCCATACGACCTGGCATCGATTGCAGCATGGAATTTGGGATTCAAGGATTTGGCTATTCAATATTGCCAAAAAGCAATAGAATTCAATCCAAGCGATACCAGGCTAATTGCCAATTTAAACAATATGGCTGGCCCAATCATCAGAAACGATTTAGAAAACGTAATACCAGCAGAGGCTTAAATGGATGATACTGAGGCACGATTAAATTCGCATGAGGCGGTTTGTGCCTTGAGGTATGAACAGATTAATGCCAGGCTCAAACGGCTCGAGCAAATATTGCTCAGTAGTGCTGGAATTGTTATTGTCAGTTGCATTGGCACCATTTTTACGTTTATTTTGACGCATAAATAATGGATCCAATCACAGTATTTGCAGCGTGTAAAGCTGCCCATGCTGGCATTCGGGAGTGCATTGATTTATACCAAGACTTTAAAAAAGATGGCAAAGATGTTGGCGATATCGTCAACGACATTGGCAAAAATTTGGGAGCATTCTTCACCCACCAAGAGTCACTCAAAGAAGCCGAAAAAGAAGAAAAACTCAAGCCAATCGACAAAAAAACCAGCATCAATGAAGAGGCAATGAATCGGATCATGCGACAAGAGCAGATCCAACGCATGGAAACTGAATTGCGAGAAATGATCATATATCAAGTCGGGATGCCTGGTTTATGGTCAAAATTTGTTGATATGCGTGAAGTGGTCAGAAAAGAGCGAGAAAAAATCGAGCGTGAACAAAAAAAGCCATTGAGATGGCTGCACTCAAAAGGAGGCAGTTCATCGACAAATGGCAAGTCAGGGCAGCGTTATGCGCTGGCATTTTGATATTGTTTTTGACGTTTTGCGGTTTGATGTATGGCATTCATTTGGACTATCAGAAAAGTAAATATCATTTGGAGGATAAACCATGAGCTGGATTGAAAGTATTGCACCCACAGTGGCCAGCTGCCTTGGCGGGCCATTGGCTGGATTGGCCATTGAGGGCGTGTCAAAGGCACTTGGCATCGATGCTGACAAGGTTCAGGAAACCATCAACAGTGGCAAAATGACTGCCGATCAGATTGCAGCATTACAGCTGGCCGAGACTAACCTCAAATCCAAAGCGCAAGAGCTGGGGCTGGATTTTGAGCAATTGGCCACAGCGGACAGAAAATCAGCTCGGGATATGCAGATCAACACCAAGAGCTGGATTCCACCATTGTTGTCCATTGGCGTGACTGTTGGCTTTTTTGGCATTCTCTGGGGCTTGATGTATGGCCAGATCCAACACGCACCACAGATTGATATTATGCTGGGTTCACTTGGCACTGCATGGACTGGCATCATCGGGTTTTATTTTGGATCATCAGCATCGAGCCAAAATAAGGATCAACTACTCCACCAAAGCACACCCATCAAATGACACAACTCACACCACATTTTAGTCTGGAAGAATTGACATTCACCGATCACAGGGAATTTGACAATACACCCAATGAATCTGAAATCAAAAATCTTAAGCGTTTGGCTCAATTTCTTGAGATGGTCAAAGAGCAGCTGGACAACAAGCCGATCATGGTTAATTCAGCATTTCGGTCAAAACAAGTGAATGATGCTGTTGGATCAAAAGACTCAAGCCAGCATCGAGTAGGATGTGCGGCCGATTTGAGAGTGCCTGGCATGACTCCAGACGAGGTGGTCAAGGCCATCATTGCCAGCAGTTTGCCATTTGACCAGGTGATCAGGGAGTTTGATCGATGGACTCATGTATCAGTGCCAAATGATCCAGCTGGCCAACCCAGACGGCAAGCATTGATTATTGATAAGGCTGGAACAAGACTTTATTCTTGAATCATCAAGAATACGACAAACCAAAAAATGGCTGAGATTGTAAAAATAATCCCAGCCATTCCAAGGCCAAAAGCCCAAGCAAAAATATTGTACCAATCAAGGTTTTGCATAATTTAAAGATTATGTTTAACTAGATACCATTTTGCTTGATATTCCACCAAAGTCGATGGTGGGACAAACCCGAATCTTTTCCAAGTATTCATTACATTGGTAAATTCTGCTTTTATATACATGATTGGTTCTCCAAGTACCCAGCCAAATCCCTGGTATCCACAAACACTTTGATGCCATCTTTAAATGTTTTGAATGGCAAATCATCGGAGGATCGTTTGTTATACAAAGTACCGACAGGCACTTTCAGCACTTCAGATGCCTCTTTGAGTGTCATTCGGACACCATATTTTTCAATCAGGTACTGATACATTGTTTAATTGATCTTTCAGAATTTGGTCAGTGAGGCCAGCAAGTAATCGTCTGGCCTCTTGAATGTCCAAAAGTGTGGGTTCATTTCTGAACAAAAGCCACACCCCATTGTTGGCCAATAGAGTGTGGAAATCATTCACATCAAGGGAATGGGATGTCATTGTCTTGCTGAACAGTTTTGACAATTCCAAAGTCATCAATGGCACTTGCTTTTGATCCCAATGCGTAACCTTTATCGGTCATTTGGATGTTATTAAGCCAAAATGCTACCCCATTATTTCCCGCCTGGGAATACGCATAGGCAGTCACAGACACTCGACCATAATCACCAGATACAAAATCATTGGCTGCCATGATTGCATTGCCATTGGCATCCACAGTGCCAGGTTTTTCATTGGTTTTGCATCGAATGAAATAGCAACCCTTGTATTGGTCACCCAATGGCGAGCCATCTTGCTTGGTTTCAGTATCACCATCACGCAAGGGATTACGCAAATTGGCTGGATATTTGCCATTCCACTTTTTATCCAACGCATTTTTCATGGCAGTTTTCAGGCCAGTAATTGTGGCCACATCAGACTTGGGGACAATGAATTCAGTACTGAATTCCTCTTTACCAGACATTTCATTGACCTTGGCAGATGCCCAATTAAGGTATGAAAACCGACCCCGACCAGTAACAAATTTAGACATAGTTTTTTCCAGTTAAAAGTTAAAGAAATACCGACTCATTTTTGAGTCAGTGAAAGCACTATAACATAAATTCTCAAAATTTCCCACAATTTCACAAAATTTAATATATACTGAGGGTTCCTTAACTGTAAAACTGGATCAAAAATGCTATTTCCACACCAAATTACCTCGAGGGATTTCCTCTTGAGGCAAAAAAGAGCCATTCTGGCCGATGAGCCAAGGGTCGGCAAAACACTACCCACAGCAGCAGCAGCCATGCAGCATTTGCCAGCTCTGATCGTTTGCCCAGCCATTGTCAAAAACGTCTGGAAACAGGCTTTTGAGGCTTTAAATTTTAATGGCGAAATCAGAGTCATTACTGGCAAAAAACAAGCGTCTGAGAGCCAATGCAGTGGCATCACCATCATCAATTACGATGTCCTTGGATCATTGTGCGAAATTGGCAAATATGAGACATTGGTGCTCGATGAAAGCCACAGGATCAAGTCACCCAAGGCCATCAGGACAATTGCAGCACTTAAACTGATGAAACGCATCCCAAGAGTCTATGCCCTATCAGGCACCCCAATCCCAAACAGGCCCATCGAGTTATGGCCACTCTTGCATGGCCTTGGCGTTTATCGTGGTGGCTGGTACGATTTTGGACTCAGGTATGCCAAATTATGGAATGCACCATGGGGCTTGGATACGTCTGGGGCATCAAATCTGCCAGAGCTGAGAGCCATGGTGCAGCCACATTGCCTGAGACGCACCAAGGCCGAAATATTCACGAATTATCAGCAGCCAGTGACTTCATTGATCACGTTTGATTTGCCAGTCGATAAGCGTGAGCAGCAATTTGACATCGATGCGCTGATTGCACATCCAAACCCCATGCTGGCATTTGAGGGATTGTCATCGGTCATGCTGGAATCGGCCATGCGAAAAGTCAAGCCATCGGCAGAATTCATCGAGGCCAAGCTGGCCGATGAGCCAGTGATTGTGTTTGCCCACCACAAAGAGGTGGTGCATCAGCTGGCCGAATTGCTGAAAGCGCATCACCCAGTGGTGATCACTGGAGACACACCAGCTGCACAAAGAATTCAAATACTCAAGGATTTTCAAGATGGCAAGACCAGGCTATTTATTGGGAATATTCAGGCGTGTCAAGAGGGCATTGATTTGTCGGCAGCCGATACAGTCATTTTTGTGGAGGCCACTTGGCAGACTTCTGCACTCCAACAGGCATCGAGCCGAGTGGAGAATATCAAAAAGTCTGGCACAGCTCCACTCATTTATTTACTCACGATTTCCAACTCACTGGATCATACGATTCTGGCCAAAATCCTCAAAAAGCAA